GTCAATTCTTGGTGTCTCGGTTTCCTTGTATTCTGATGCACAGCTAGATTCTTTTATAGATTCAGCTGAGCAAACAATTTTGCCTTTACTTACGCAATACCAATCATCGGTGACTTTTGCCAATGTAAGTGATTCCGTCATTTATTTCACAACTATCCGGCCGAATTATTTTGTGCCGGGGCAATCTGTCATTGTTACCGGGGCCGGAACATACAATGGCACTTACACAGTCACCGATGATCGTATTGAGCCTTACACATTTACAGCGGCAACAGCTGCCGCAGATCGCACATACCCATTGCCATTTATTCCCAGCGCATTGGCTACATTAAGCGGATCATCAGCTGCACAACTGTACGCAAGCACGCCGCCAATTGAAAACGCAATTTTGGTTGTTTCGGTTGAGATTTTCCAGAGCATTACAGCTCCCGGCAATCAAATTATGGCCGACAATTTTCAGCCATCACCATTTGTGCTTGGTCGCAGCTTAACTAACAGAGTCGTTGGCCTCTTAGGCCCATTCTTGGATGTCGAGGCTATGTGCCAATGACCATCGAAGCTGATATTCGCACACCATTGCAGACTGCACTTTCAACAATTGCAGCCAATGTATATAACGGCATTCCGGAGGCAATGACTAGCCCAAGCATTTGTTTAATCCCGGACGCACCTTATCTTGAAAGCGTTTTGATAAATGGATCAACCACAAAAGTCAAAGTTAATTTAATTGTCACAGGTGTTGTTGCTTATATGAACAATGCAGCAGCTTTGGACAATCTCGAACAACTAATGATTGACATCATCAGCACAATGCCATCAGGTTATGAAGTCGGCAATGTCAATCAACCTCAACCATTGGAAGTCGGTGCGGGCAAATACCTCACAGCCGATTTACAAGTCAGCACCTATTACACCAACTAAGGAGAAATCATGCCAACAACAATCATCACGGGCAGAGACATCACTTTCACCATTGCTGGTGATAGTTATGATGCTCAAGCTACATCAGCGACTTTGACTGTTGATTCTACAATCAACACATATCAAACACTCGATGGCAAGGCGTACTTTACAACCGACACTCAAGGATCATTTGCTGTTGAAATGCTTGCAGACTGGGGCGCAGCAAATTCACTCTGTGAAGAACTTTGGACAGCTGCAACAAGCGCACCTAATACTGGCCTTTCTGTCATATTTGGCGCGGATTCAGGCGCATCATTTGCGTTTGATGTGCAGCCAATTTTGCCATCTGCCGGCGGTACAGCTCCAGATGCACAAACTGTTTCGCTTGCATTCACATGCGTAACAACACCTGTTTTAACAATCACTTAATAGAAAAGGACACGGGAGCATGAAACTACCAATCACAATCGAATTTACCACCGGGGAGAGCGCAACCTATACCGCGCTCCCACCGGAGTGGATGAAATGGGAACAGAAAACCGGAAACACAATTCAGCAGGTGGCCGACAAATTGGGCATTGGTGATTTAATGTTTTTGGCGTATCACGCAAGCAAGCGCGAGGCAGCAGGCAAACCTGTCAAGCCGTTTGAGGTGTGGTGTGAGACTGTAACCGATATAAACATGGGAGAAACCGAAAACCCAAAAGTTACGAATCCGGATCAATAAACCGGATTATTTGGGAGTTGGCAATTCACACAGGATTGTCACGATCAGAGTTTCAAACCGCCGAAGATATTTTGACCGCTTTTGAGATACTGAGGATTAAAAATGGCAGTTGATCCGATTAGCTATGATAAGAGTGATTTACGCGGCATTGTCAAAGCTTTTAAAGCCATGGATGAAAAAGCTGTAGAACAGGCCAAAGGTGTCTCAAATGGCTTGGCTACTTATGTGCAATCCAAAATCATTGCATCAGCTAGTGGCCGGCCAAATAAAGCGGCATCACGCATTGCTCAAGGCTCACGGGTAAGCAAATCATCAAAAATTGGTGAATTGTCATTTGGCTTTGTGTCTCAGAAATTTAGTGGTGGCGGTACAACTCAGCAGCTTTGGGGCGGTTACGAATTTGGATCAAATAAATATAAACAATTTCCGGTGTGGTCGGGCCGTGGTGCTCGAGGTGGATCAGCTGGATATTTTATCTATCCAACCTTGCGCGCCGAACAGCCACATATCATTTCAGAGTGGGAAAATGCATTTACTAAAATTTTGAAGGAGTGGTGATGGCTGGTCAAAGTAGAACACTCAAGCTTTCGATTCTTGCTGATGTAGATCAGCTAAAGAAATCGCTTACCACCGGATCAAAAGATGTTGATGGATTTGCCGGCAAAATAGGAGATTTTAGCAAAAAGGCTGCATTGGCATTTGCAGCCGTAGCTGCAGCTGCTGGGGCAATGGCCATCAAGGTCGGTGTGGATGCTGTAAAAGCTGCCAGCGACTTAGGCGAAACAATCTCAAAGGTTAATGTTTTATTTGGGGCCACAGCTAAAGACATTGAAAAGTTTGCTGATGGTGCTGCAACATCGCTTGGACAAACTAAACAACAGGCCTTGGATGCAGCAGCTACATTTGCCACATTTGGAAAATCTGCCGGTTTAAGCGGACAGGATTTAAACAAGTTTTCAATTGACTTTGTGAAATTATCATCCGACCTGGCATCATTTAACAACACCACACCAGAGCAGGCAATCAACGCCATTGGCTCGGCTTTACGCGGTGAGGCTGAACCTTTAAGAGCATATGGCGTTTTGCTTGATGATGCCTCATTGCGCCAATCTGCATTGTCATTGGGAATTATTAAAACAACCAAAGAAGCTTTGACACCACAGCAAAAGGTTTTGGCAGCTCAAGCTCTCATTTATCAGCAGACATCAGCTGCACAAGGCGATTTCGAGCGTACCAGCGATGGATTGGCGAACAAGACACGCATTCTCACAGCTCAATTAGAGAATGCAAAAGTGACTATTGGCAATGCTCTTTTGCCTATTGTTTTGGAATTAGCCAATTTCTTTTCAGAAAAGGTCATTCCAATCGTGCAAAAGGTTGCAGATGCCTTTGGATCAAATGAAGAAGGCATGAGTGGCACTTTAACCAATCTTGCAAATTCAATTAAAAACTTTGTTCAACCCATTTTTGAAGGTTTTAAATCGGCTTTTGATAAAATAAAGAAAACAATTGTTGAAAACAAGGATGAATTTGAAGCTTTTTTTGATGTAATTAAGGCAGCAGCTCCCATCATCGGAACTGTTATTGGTAAGGCTTTTAGCCTAATTGGTGATATTGCAAGCGTTGTTTTGAATATTATGGCAAATGTTGTGGGAGCTTTGCGCGGATTGATTAACACCGCAATCGATCTAATTAACATTGCAATTAAAGGTTTCAATCTAATTAAACCGGGTGCAGACATTGCTCCAATCGGCAAAATCGGCTCAAGTAGTGGAAGCGGTGGTTTTGCCACAAGTGGCGCGCCCGGTGCAATTTCAGGTGGAGGCAGCTCAAGCGGAGGTGGAATTACAGGCGGAGGATTGACCGGGGGAGCGCTTGGTGGTGGAGGCTTAACAGGTGGAACAACGGGAGGCAGCACATCCGGCGGTTCGGGGGGTATAGCAGCCGTAACCAAAAAAGTTACAAAAGTAGTTGATGATGTAGCTGGTGCATTTGATAATTTTGCAAGTGGCACAACAACCTTAGCCGGCATTATGGCTGCATCAAATAGGCCATTTGCTTTTGGCACATCCGGCGTAAATACAAACACGCTCGCTGGCATCATGGCAGCTTCAAACCAACCAAATGTTACAATTAATGTAAATGCGCCATCAATCATCAATGAAGAAGGATTTACACGGGCAATTAATGAAGCCCAAAACAACAGTTTTTTTAGAGGCACCGGTGGTGCAACTAATTTAGTGGGAATCTAATGACAATTTTTAATCCCATTTGGCGCGTAACAATTAGCGGTGTGCAATATCAAACCGCTATTTTGGCGAACCTGACAATCACCAGCGGTCGCACAAACATTTACGAGCAAGCGCAGGCGGGATATGCAAGCTTGCAAATCATCAACCTTGACCAATCCAATGTGACAATTGCAATCAACGATTCTCTTACCATTGAGCTGCAAGATTCCACGACTACATTTGTGCCAATTTTTGGTGGATCCGTTGTGGATGTCGGGATTGCTGTAGCTGAGGTCGGCTCGATTGATTATGCACAGCGCATCAGCATTACTGCCTTGGGTGCATTGGCCAGATTGCCAAAAGCATTAACAGATGGCGTACTGGCACATGATTTTGATGGAGACCAGATTTACACAATTTTGAGCCAAGTCTTATTTGCCCAATGGCAACAAGTGCCAGCAGCTTTGACATGGGCCACTTATGATCCAACTGAACAATGGCAGGATGCTGCAAATACCGGATTGGGAGAAATTGACCGACCCGGAAATTATGAGCTTGCTCAACGCTCCTCCAATCGAACTGATGTTTATTCATTGGTTGCAGCCTTAGCCAGCAGCGGTTTAGGTTATTTGTATGAGTCACCAACCGGCCAAATTGGGTATGCCGATTCAACACACCGCACTAATTATCTTGCGACAAATGGATATGTTGATCTAACAGCCAACCAAGCTTTGGCATCGGGTTTGAGCATTCAATCGCGCACAGGCGATGTACGAAACAACATCACGATTCAATATGGCCAAAACAGCAGCAATGAGACTGATGCCAGCGATCCGGCATCAATTGGGCTGTATGGCGAGCTTTCACAGATTTTTACGACTACATTGCGGCATTTACACGATGCTCAAGATCAGGCGGATTTTTATCTAGCACTAAGAGCTTATCCACGATTTAATTTCAACAACATTACCTATGAGCTAACCAATCCTGAGCTTGATGATGCCGACCGCGATGATTTAATAAATGTGTTTATGGGTATGCCGGTCAATATAGCTGACCTGCCACTCAACATGAATTCCGGCGATTATCTGGGTTTCGTTGAAGGCTGGACATTTTCTGCCAGATATAATCAGGTCAGCGTTTCGATGATTGTTTCACCGATTTCATTCTCATTGCAAGCCATGCGATGGAATGATGTGCCGGTGGTAGAACAATGGAGCACAGTCAATCCAACTCTGGATTGGATCAATGCCACAATTGTGGCGTAAGGAGAAAACAAGTGACGAACCCCACAAGTAATTACAATTTCCAAATGCCGACAGCGACCGATTTGGTCACGGATTTGCCAGCTGATTTTGAAGTTTTTGGTCAGGCTGTTGATACAAGGCTCAAAGCATTGCAACCGGGCACAACGCTTGGTGATCTTGCTTATTCATCAGCTACAGCAAACACAAACACACGCCTACCAATTGGTACAACTGGACAGGTTTTAGCAGTTTCAGGCGGTGTGCCAACATGGACAACAACGGCAGATGTGACACCACTTACAACTAAAGGTGATTTATTCACATTTACAACAGTAGATGCTCGTTTAGGCGTTGGCGCAAACAACACAGTTTTAACAGCTGATAGTGCTGAGGCTACAGGCTTGAAATGGGCAACACCGACAAGCGGTGGCGTTACACTTATTGCAGAGCAAACCGCAAGTAGTTCAACAGGCATTGATTTTAATTCAATTTCAGGTTCATACAAGAATCTAATTCTTACATATCAAGGCATTTATGCTAGTGCAATATCATCTGGATTTGATTTAAGATTTAACAACAATTCAGGCACAGATTATGAGCAGCAGTACCAATATCAAGAAACTGGTTCTGCGCCTTCTCTTGGCAACGGTGAAGAAACTTATGTCGGATATGCCGCATTTGGTGTCCATCACACTAGCACCACGGAAAAAAATACTTTACGCGGAAGCGTTAAGATTTATGATTATGCATCAAGCACAAAATTAAAGTATTACGAAGCACAGTATTCATATTATAGTACCAATAACAGTAGAATTAATTTCTGGTCAGTTCAAGGATTTTACAATTCTACAACGGCAATCACCAGCCTTAATGTGGTTCGCACATCTGGTTCTGCAACAATAACCAATATAGCTAATACATCAATCCGACTTTATGGAGAATCATAAAATGAAAACAATCGTTAATGTAGAAACAGGCGAAGTTACAGAGCGCGAATTAAATGCCGAGGAATTGGCACAAGCTGCAATAGATCAAAAGGCAAACGATGCCCGTGAAGCCGAAAAGGCTAAAGTTGAAACTCATAAAGCTGCCGTACTAGATAAATTAGGATTGACTGCTGACGATTTGAAGGCACTCGGTTTGTGACATTTCCACAAGGCACATTGCCTCGTTTGATTCAGGTTGCTTTGGCCGAAGTTGGCACAGCTGAAACTGGAAACAACGAGACAAAGTATGGCAAACACATGAAAGCCGACAAGCTGCCATGGTGTGGGTCATTTCTCAATTGGTGCGCTGACCAAGCTGGCGTAAAAGTGCCAAATGTGGTTAGCACCAAGGCAGGAGCTGAGGCTTTTAAGAAAGCCAAGCAATGGCATGAAACACCAAAGATTGGTGATTTTGTGTTTTTTGATTTTGTCATTGATGACAAGATGACAATCAATCACATTGGTTTGGTAATTCGCTGTTCAGAAAAACAGATTGTGACTATCGAAGGTAATACATCAAGCGGTGGGGATCAGCGCAATGGTGGCGAGGTAATGGTGAAATCAAGAACTTTGGGAGCAAGGTCATTTGTTGTCGGTTACGGCCGACCAACTTATGGCGCGTTTTCGGGTGATTTGCCCGACCGACCAAAAGGAGAAAAATAATGGATAAAGCAAAAGCTCTGTTGGCATCTTGGGCGCGTAGCTCTGTCGCTGGCATGTTAGCTGTGTGGATGACCGGTAATCAGAATCCAAAGGATTTAGCAATGGGCTTGGTGGCTGGCTTAGTGCCAATGCTTGCGCGTTGGGCTAATCCTAAAGATAATCTTGGCTTGAAAAAATGAGTGTAGGCGAATGGACGGCGGTCGGTGGGCTTGTACTTGCGGTGCTGACTGCCATCTATTCGTCAATGAGATTCATGGTGAAATCGATCATGCGCGAGCTTTCACCGAATGGTGGCAATTCTCTCAAGGATCAAGTGAGCAGGATAGAATCACGATTAGATCAACTACTCCTTGAGATAGCTTTAAAGAAGTAGCGACACGCCACAATTCACGCATGATTGTTGAAAATGTCAGCATTGCCTGTCACTCTCTATTTCGGGAGCTGAGACACGGCTTCCAGAAACGGGAGCAAAAAAATGACATCAGGTGAAAT